GGGACGGAATCGAACCGCCGACGCCTGCCTTTTCAAGGCTGATATCTTTGACTGAAGGTGTCCCCCGCATCACATTACGGTCTTCTTCGGCCACTGGAGGGGAACTCTCGTTAAGTCTTGCAGGCCTGCCTGACAGGAAGTACCGGCAAGGATTCTGGAGACCATATCAGGAGGGATAAATCCGCACTTTATGATCAACCCTACATATCTCTCATCCAGCCCTGTTGCGAGGGCGATTTCTCGTCGTCCGGACACAGCACCTGATGCGATTTGCTCGCGCCAGTAATTCCCTCGAACTACAGCCTTGACCACAGCTGTTGATGGCCGACATTGATCTGACTCAGAGTCTTGCGGGAGGATGAGTTTTGTTGAACCCACAGCGGGCCGAACCGTAAATCGAAGGGTCAGCTTTATAAGTCCTTTAGGCTTGAGCACGGCCTGAGGCTGCACCTCTTCGCGTGGTACAAGCATTTCCAGAAGGGTACCGGTTGACAATTGCAGTTCGAAGCATGCGACTCGAACAACTACCTTCTGAATCATGTCCCTCAAATGCATTCGAGGCTCATCGCCAGACTTGAACTGCAATCGCAAACCTGTGGATCGAGAGAGAGCGGCGTCAATGATGGCCTTCTGCATTGCCGGACTTTCATTTTTCATTCCAAGAGCGTTAAGCAGAGTCGGCCCGTCTTGAAGGAATTTCTTGAGTCTAGAAATGATGGATTGTTCGAGCTCACCAGCAGGGATTCTTAGAGGTAGTGAACTGGACGGCTGTTCGCGCCGGACCGCAACTTGGGAAACGTAGTAACGGTATCGCTTGCCGTTTTTCACCGCGTGAGAGGGCGTATAGCGGTTTCCATCAGAGTCATAGACTAAGCCAGTAAGGGCGCTCGGGGACGCTGCTGGCTGCCCCCTCCGGCGAGCATCATTGTTCTCTCTAAGCGACTGCTGGACTCGGTCGAACACCTTCCGAGGAATAATTCCGTGGTGCTGTCCCGGGTAAGCATTACCGCGGTGCCGCACTTCTCCGATGTATATCGGGTTCTTGAGCAGATGATACAGCGCACCTCTGGAGAATGCTCTGGCTGTCTTGCCGCTTCTATTTCCTAGACGGCTCTTACTCTTGATTCCGAAGTTTACGAGATGCTCCTGAAGGCTAGCTACGCAGCCAAGCCGGATATATTGACGAAAGATTTCCCGGACGCGTCCGGCTTCCCTCGGGTTCACAACGAGTTGGCGATCCTTCAAATCGTAGCCCAAGGGCACCCTCCCGCCCATCCACATACCTTTTCGCTTTGAGGCCGCTATTTTGTCTCGAATTCGTTCTCCGGCGACCTCTCTTTCAAACTGAGCAAAGGAAAGCAGGACGTTGAGCGTGAGCCGTCCCATGGATGATGTCGTATTGAACTGTTGGGTGACAGATACAAAACTAACCTTGTGGGTATCGAAGACCTCGATGACCTTGGCAAAATCGGTTAGGCTGCGGGTGAGACGATCGACTTTATATACGACCACGACATCGATCTTCTCAGCGGTAATATCAGCCAGCAGTTGTTGAATAGCCGGCCGCTTCATGGTCCCACCGGAGTAGCCTCCATCGTCATAGAACGTAGGCAGAACTCGCCAGCCCTCGTGCCGTTGGCTGAGAATATAGGCTTTACACGCTTCGCGCTGGGCATCGAGAGAATTGAAGGACTGCTCCAAACCCTCCTCCGATGACTTTCGCGTGTAGATGGCGCAACGAAGATGTGCTTTGACCTCCTCAGTCATTTTGCCCCGGCTTTCTTCTGGGTCCTAATACCAAAGAAGAGCGGCCCGGACCAGCGAGTGCCAGTGATTAATCGAGCGATTTCTGACATGCTTGAGTAGCACTGGCCGTTGTAGTCAAAGCCATTCGGATCAACGGTGACGATGTGAGTTTTGCCCTTCCATTGCCGCACCAGCCTGGTTCCGGGCTTGATGTCGGGAGTATTGGGGAGAGAAGCACCCGGATTACGCTGAAATAGGCGGTATAACTCGCGCACGCGGCGGCGCGTACTTGTAGGCAAGCCGCCGTATACCTGTTCCTGGATTCGATAGGCAATGAAGCGCATCAGCAGGTCCCGCCCAATTCCACTTGGGACGGGCGAAGAATAGACCTGCGGCCACAGTTTCTGCAGGTCTGATTTACTGAGGGCGGCTAGGGTATGCAGGCGTTTAGAGAGGCCCATAAGAATGCCCGGAGCTCCTTTTTCTCCGGCACTCGACAGTGACGCTCTGCCCAGGCAAACAGTCAAGGTCTTTGTTGCCCCACCTTTATCCAACTCCTCAAGGTCCTGATTATCTCTATGTTCTCGAGGGCTTGAGTTGTTGAGTCCACCTGATCGTCGTACTTGGTTCCCGGGAAACTGGTCAGCTCGCGTTTGTATTCTTCAAGCCAAGGAGCTTCCCGTGGCAGTAGGATCTCACCCCGTTCGAAATAGACAGAAATCCCATAGAGGCGCATTACCTTGTCAGAATGTGGCGGGCGTTGCACGGCGTACACACCAGGTATTGATTCGCTCTTTAGCTCTTGGACGAGCTGCGTACCAGAAGCTCTGTCTTCAATGAAGATCCTGACTGGACGAAACCTGCCGCGCAGCTCTATGGCTGTCCGTTTCAGATCCGGGAAGGTTAGTTTCTTACGAAACACATCCAGCAGATATAACTTAAGGTTGTAGTATCCCCAGGTCGTACAGACACTGTAGTCATTGAGTTCGCCAGCTTTGTTTGCTGTATCCCAGCTCTGCAGAACCAGGCTGAAGCGTTCAGGAAGACACTCGTAGGTCTGGAGCCAGGCTTGTTTGATCATGTTTCCTTCCAAAGGCATGGGTTGCTGCTGGTATTGGCTAGCAAAGTTGTAATCGCCGATTGTTTTTCGAATCGTATCGAGCGTTTCTCTTGACTCTCTTCCAGGCTGAAGGACATCGCCGGGGTGCCTGGTGACAATCCTGGCGCCTAGAGGACTTTCAATCCGGTGCACTTCTTCCTCTCTTGCTATCGACGGGAAGGACAACACCATCCAATCTCCTTTCTCCAGAACGTGTCCCACGAGATCATCTTCGTGAAGACGCTGCATGACAATGATGATGACGCCTGTCTGTTTGTTATTCAGTCGGCTGAGCAAGGTATTGTCAAACCAGGCATTTACACCTGTCCGCTTGGTTTCCGAGAGGGCGTCGTCCGGCTTCAAAGCATCGTCGATGATCAGGTAATCTGCTCCACGCCCGGTGAGCACTCCATTGACCGAAGTTGCCATCCGGAAGCCCTGCTTGGTCGTGAAGAAATCGTTGACAGCCTGTCGATCCTCCGCAAGCTGTGTACCTGGGAAGACCGCTTGATAGAACGCACTCTTCACCAATGTGCGGGTATCACGTGCCAGCTTGTCGGCTAGATCTTGACCGTAGCTGGCGCAGATGATCTGGCTTGAAGGGTTGCTCCCGAGCAGATATGCAGGGAAGGCGATACTCACCGTATGAGACTTGAGCGACCGAGGCGGAAGATTAATGATTAGCCTGCGAATCTTCCCTTGCCGGACGCTCTCGAGGAGGTCAGCCATTTTCTCGATATGGAAGCCGGAGACGAATTCATAGTCCGGGTTCAGTTCGTAGAATGACCGTTCAATGAAGCTCATTAGGTCACAGCGCAAGACTGCATTTAACTCACTTCGATTCAGTATCATCGCTGGTACCCGTAGAGTGAGGCTCTGCTGGTGTCAAGGTTGTCTTCTCTTGATGTGATTGTTGAATGCGCTGAACAATACTCTGGACCACTTTTTTGTCAGATTCATCCGTAATCTCCGCCAATTCCGGTTCGTTCTGGGCTTCATAGCGGGCGAACAACGTGGCGAACTCCTTAAATGCCCGGGTATCGCCCGTAACGGCTTTGTTCATGAACTGGATGGCTGAGGCTTCCAATTTGCTGACAGACTTCTTCTGGCCTTGACTAGTAATGAAGACCTTGGCTCGGGCAGCGTCGTTGATGATGGTCTTAAAGTTCTTGGCGCCCTTGGGCCTACCTCGCCGATTCCCTGATTGCCCCTTCAGGAACTGACCACTCTTGGGCGGCTTTCCGTATCCGACTTCGTATTCGTCAGCCATGGAACACCTCTTTTTCTTTGCTTAATTCATCGAACGTCTTTCCGGTGCTGAGGTGTATGGCTGGCGAGCCTGTGTGCGCTTGCCATCTCCGAATCGCCACATCTACGTAGCGAGGCTCGATTTCGATGCCATAGCAGACACGTCCGATACGCTCAGCAGCAATCAGCGTGCTACCTGAGCCCAGGAAGGGATCAAGCACAATATCGCCCCGCGCAGAGCAATCGAGCAGCGCGTCTGCAACCATGGTGACCGGCTTTACAGTCGGGTGCAGGGCCAATAGATTGCCCTCTTCGCCGCCGCGCGAGAGGGTGTTTACGCAGGGGTACCGCCATACGTTCGTGCGGTTTCGGCCAAACCGACCTAACTGAATGTTATTGCGGTGCCGTTCCTTGCCATTGCGGAATACGAAGACTAACTCGTGCTGAGAGCGGTAAAACGATCCCATACCGCCGTTGTCCTTCACCCACACGCACATGTTCAGGAGCTCGTCATAATTCTGCCGGCCAGCCGCAAGCAGAGTGTGGGCGCTCCGCCAGTCCATGCAGACAAAATGTACAGACCCGCCCGTGCTGAATTTGACCAATAGCCTGAGCGCCGTACTCAGGAAGGCAGTGAACTCGGCTTCGTTCATCTCCCCCGACGCCATAGCAAACTCCGGGTGTTGGATTGTCCCCTTCCCGCAGACATTTCCTGAAATGCGGACGTTGTAGGGAGGGTCTGCAAATGTCACTGTGGCTCGTTTCTTGGCCATTAGCAGGTCAAACGAAGAATCTTGAAGGGAATTGGCGCACAAGACACGATGCTCATCGAGCTGCCACAAGTCTCCGGTTTGAGTGACTGTCGTTGCATTTCCATCAAGCTCGAGCGCCTCCGGGGCAGGGGTTAACTGGTCACTACATAGCAGTTCATCAATCTCGGCCACTTCAAAACCGGTCAGGCTGACATCGATTTCGTTTGCAAGCTCAAGAAGGTCCCCAAGCTCCTCGGCCAGAACCTTCGCGTCCCAGTCTGCATCGAGCGCCAACCTATTGTCCGCGATGACATAGGCGCGTATTTGGGTGGCGGTCAGGTTCTCGATCGCGATGGTGGGCACCAGCTCAAGATGAAGCAGTTGGGCGGCCGCTAGCCGTGCGTGCCCCGCTACGACCTGGCCCTGCTTGTCGATGATTATCGGATTGATGAAACCGAACTCCCTGAGGCTATTCGCGACCTTGCGGATCTGCCTCGGAGTATGCGTTCGGGCGTTTTTTGGATTCTGCCTTACGGAATCGATCGGAAGGTATGTAACCGATACTGAATGCTGCGGAATTTCCAAGCTAGAGGCCTCCATGGGTTGAATTGAGAGCGGGTCAAATTGCGCTCTCGACTCATCATGGAGGCCGTCATCGCGCAAACTGGGTCAGCGATTGGAACTCTTTAAAAATTTCCGTGCTCGATAAAGTCGATCCTTTAAACCGCTTACCGGCACACATTTACCGTCCCTGAGTTCTATATCTCCCTCGTTGGTATCGATTTGAGCAATCACCGATCCTGGAGACTGAGCCTTCAACATCTGAAGTAATCCTCCGACGCCTATGTCGGGCCTGTGGGCGATCTCCCTCTCAATCAAGTTCTGAAGAGCATCTTTCTTGCGAGCAGTCCCACCCTTAACCGCAAGCTCGTGACGTGCGTTCTGCTTCACCAGTTCCATAGCCCGTCTGTCTCGTTCACGTTCTTCTACGACTCCCTCAAGGGACTTGCGGTATATGAGTTGTCTGCCCAGAAGTTCGTCGACCTCGATTCGATTCAAAACCCAATCTCGCTGCTTCTCGTCCGCAAGTGCGTCGATCAGCAACGAGCTCGCCACACGCCAAAACTCTGCATTTGCGGTGTTTATGGCTGCTGCAGTTTTCAAGCGCCCCAAGAACATAGATTTGGACCTTTCATTTGCTTGCTGATTCCCTCAGCGTGGGGGCCCCGGCGTAGTGCCGGGTGGCGATACAACCATGGTACTTAGAACTGCGCTGCAAAGAAACTTTTGTGTGGGGTAATGCTGCGAGAGCCGCATGAATACAGGCTAATGTGCAACTTAATAACATCATGAGTAATTTAGTAGCTGCAGCGGGACACTTGGGCGCGAGGGGCACTTACAGAAAGCATCCGGGTGCAGGGTCTTCCCTCCGGTGAAAGTAGGCGTGAATTCACTGATAATTAGCCTGAGATTCCCTGTTCTCGAGTCATTCGCTTGGACTCGTCTACGCAGGTAAGTGGCCCTTCGTGAGGTACTTACGTGGCCAGCATTTGCCCCTTACTAGTCGATTCCGCCTCGAGTCCCTGTATTTTTCGCTGTTCCGAGCCCGGAGAGCAGTTCGCTCTAGACTGCTTCCTCCGCCATTGATCTCATGGTTCC